ACTCGCAGGCGAGCCGCTAGGGCGGGTAGCTCGCAGGCGATGTTTGGGGCTATTGGCCGGGCTATGTGTAATTGGAATTACAAGTATTACGCCCTTACAAGCGGATCAAGATAAGCTATTAAAAACCTATGAATATAAAGCGTTTGCAGCTTTAATAGTTAATGATAATAAGCAGATGAAATGTTTAGATAAGTTATGGATGTTAGAGAGTAATTGGTCACCTACTGCAAAGAATAAGAAAAGCAGTGCGTACGGCATACCTCAGCTACTTAAAATGGTAGAGCCAAACCCTTATAGACAAATTATACTTGGAATTAAATATCTCGATCATAGGTTTAAGGGCGATATATGTTTAGCTCTTCACACTCATAAGATTAAGGGTCATTACTAATGGTACGAGGTACACGTGATCCACGTAGTACAGGTCAATACAAAAATGCCAGGTTAGCTGCATTACGTAGAGATGGTTACGTGTGTATGTACTGTGGTGATGAGGCTACGCAAACGGATCACATAGTTAGCCTTAAAGATGGTGGCGACCCGTGCTCGCTGGACAATTTAATCTCGAGCTGCGCTCGCTGCAATAACCGTAAGGGTTCACGCTCACAGGCTGTTTTTTTAGCGTCCATTTCTACCCCCCCTGCCTCTCCGAGCAAAATCTCCCCAAGGCAGTCAAGCAGGGTCCCAGCCGGTCCGTGTGTGGGCCAAACTAAACAGAATTAGTAGGGATATGACCAAAACCAAAACGCCACTGCAGGGGGCTACTGAGCCCCGATTACATACGCCATACCTCAAAGGCAAAACTCGAGGTAATGAGATAGCAGATTTAGCTACGAGTATTGGCCTGCCACTTTTACCCTGGCAGGAATTTGTACTTAACGATATTTGTACCGTGGACGAGGACGGTTTATTTATTCGCAAAACAAACCTTGTATTGTGCGCACGTCAAAACGGTAAAACACACCTGGCGCGGATGTTGATGCTCGGGCACCTGTTTTTGTTTAATTCTAAAAATGTTGTAATTATGAGCTCTAATAGATCTATGGCTTTAGAAACGTTTAGGCAAGTGGCCTACGCTATTGAGGGGTCGGATGAGCTAAGCAAACAGTGTAAGCAGATACGTTTTGCAAACGGCACCGAAAGCATAGAGCTACGTAATGGCGCTCGCCTTGATGTTGTAGCAGCTACACGCGATGGCAGCCGCGGACGCAGCGCCAATTTGTTATTTGTTGATGAGGTACGCGAAATTAGCGAGGAGGGCTACCGCGCCGCAATGCCGATTACCCGTGCACGTGTGGGGTCGCAAACTTTGCTAGCGTCAAATGCCGGTGATGCCTTTAGTACGGTGCTTAATGACTTACGCGAAAGAGCTCTAAGTTTTCCTCCTAAAACGTTTGGCTTTTACGAGTACTCAGCCGAGCAGTTTGCAAAGGTAACGGATCGTAAAGCCTGGGCCCAGGCAAACCCGGCACTCGGTTACACGATTTCAGAGGAGGCGCTCGAGGAGTCTGTAGCTACCTCGGCTATTGAAACTACTCGCACAGAATTATTGTGCACCTGGGTTAGCAGCCTTGTATCGCCTTGGCCTTACCTCAGCGTTGAGGAGTCAGGCGACAAAACTTTAGAATTAAACCCAGGGCCTTTAACTATCTTTGGCTTTGACGTGGCACCTAATCGCCGCGATGCAAGTTTGTCTATGGGCCAAGTTATGCCCGATGGCCGTATAGGCGTGGCAGTCCTTGAGGTATTCCATAATGACGTAGCTATAGACGATCTCTTTGTAGCTCAGCGTATAAAGCACTGGACAAATATCTACTTTCCTCGGACGGTGTGTTACGACAAATACACTACGGCCACTATTGCTAAGCGCCTTGAGATGAGCGGCGTAGCAGTGCAGGATATATCCGGGATGGTGGCTTATCAGGCCGCCGGCGATTTATACAATGCCCTGGTAAATAAAAAACTCGTCCATAGCGGCCAGGACGAGCTAATCGAGAGTATGGCTAATTGTGCAGCTAAGGTGTCGGATGCAAGTTGGCGTATCGTGAGGCGTAAATCCGCAGGGCCCGTGGATATTGCTATTAGCCTAAGTTTTATTATCCATATTCTAAATCAGCCCGTAGGTGAGGCTAAAGTTTACAGTTAGACACGGACACGATTAACTGAAATATGCTTGACTAAACGCCAAAATCCCTCTTATGGGATTACTACAGACTCTTGGGCTACGCCCTAAAGAAAACGCTGTTGAGGCGCAATACGCCCCTGCAGTAATGGACGGTAGTTACGGTTACGGATCGTTTAGCTCTAGTCCTACTTTTGGTTTTAATGCTGCCGGCGTAGATCGCACTTTTGCTTTACAAGTTGCAAGTGTTAGCCGTTGTAGAAATTTACTTACGGGTGTTATTGCCGGTATCGAATTAAGTTTGTATAAAAAATCTACCGGAGAAAAGTTAGGCTCGCCTGTTTGGTTAGAACAGCCGGATATACGTCAGCCACGTAGCGTAACTATTAGTGCAACAGTAGATAGCTTAATTTTCTACGGCGTTGCCTATTGGCGCGTTACAAGTTTGTATGCAGATGATGGCCGTCCATCCGGGTTTGAGTGGATAGATAATAATAGAGTTACATATACAACTAATAATTACGGCACAGAGATAGAAGATTATTTTGTTAATGGCCAAAAAGTACCAATGGGTGGTATTGGTTCACTTGTTACTTTTCAGTCACTTATCCCTGGTGTATTAAACACTGCCAGTACAACTATTAAAGCTGCTTACGATGTACAACGCGCAGCCGCAGTAAGCGCTGCTACTCCAATGGCCACAACAGTATTAAAAAATAACGGTGCAGATTTACCGGAGGCGCAAGTACAAGGTTTACTGGCAAGTTGGAAAGCTAGCCGTGCCTCGCGTAGTACGGCGTATTTGACCTCTACTCTCAGCGTAGAAAATATTGGCTTTAGTCCTAAAGATATGGGCTACGTAGATTTCTCCCAGTACTTAGCTTTAGAAATTGCTCGCTCTATGAACGTACCTGCATATTACATAAGTGCGGATATGAATAGCTCTATGACGTACCAAAATATTTTAGATGGGCGTAAAGAATTTATGGCTTACTCATTACAGCCTTACATTTGCGCTATTGAGGACAGGCTCTCAATGAACGATATTACAAATAGTCAAAATCAGGTGCGTTTTGCAATAGACGATACGTTTTTACGTGCCGATGCTATGGAACGCTTAAATGTAATAGAGAAAATGCTAAATCTAAATCTAATCACCGTGGAACAAGCTCGGCAAATGGAACAACTCACACCGTTAGGGGATACAAGTGTTATTAACGTTTAGTCAAGAGATACAAGCAGCCGATACAGATAAACGCACAATTTACGGGATGGTCGCACCGTATGGCGAAGTAGGAAACACAAGTGCCGGGCCTGTTGTATTTGAGCGCGGATCTATTTCTATTCCCGATACAACAAAAATTAAACTTTTATCTCAACACGAACAAGATAAGCCGGTGGGTAGAGCAATTAGTTTTACAGACTCAACAGACGGCGTGTACGGATCCTTTAAGTTATCGAGCAGCACTCGAGGACAAGATGCGCTCGTACTCGCTCAGGAAAACCTAGTAACTGGCTTATCCGTAGGGGTAGATGTATCTGCCTCTAAGCCAATGGGTGATTACCTGTTAGTAACGGCGGCGGTCCTCAAAGAGGTCAGCCTTGTTGAATCGCCGGCCTTTTCTAGCGCATCCGTAACTGATATTGCAGCCGCTCGAGCAGAACTTGAGGCAGCTACAAGTACAAAAGAAACAACGATACATACGACCATCGTAGAAATCGAAACCGAAACCGAAAGCGAGGCCGCAGTGACTACTGCCCCTGAACCAACAACACCGGATGCACCGGCAGAGCAGGCTGTAGATGCTGCAAAAGTCGAGGCATCACGTCCGATTATCCGTCCATCCGTTTTAGACTCACAAAGAGTTCGCCACGATATTACATCTATTGGCGCTTACACATCTCGTAAAGTACAAGCTGCTTTAGGTGATGAAGAGTCCAAGTTATATGTAACTGCCGCAGATGATTTCTCTAGTGCAGGACTTGGTTTTAATCCAACTCAATATATGAAAGATATTGTATCAACTCAAGGTAACTTCGGTCGCCCTGCGTTTGAGTGTGTAGATCGCCAAGCGGCACCTACTAGTGGATTAACTATCAACCGCCCAAAATTTACAACTTACCCAACTACAACAGTTGAGGCTGAGGGTGGCGCTGTATCTAATACAGATGCAGTTTCAGAATACCTAAGTTGCACAATGCAAAAATACTCAGGTATGCAAACGCTATCTATCGAATTAACACAATATTCAGACCCAGGTTTTATGGAGGCTGTTACTAAGGAATTAGTAAACAACTACCTCAAGGTAACAGATGCAGCCGTAATCGCAGCTCTTACAGCCGGTGGTACACAAGCTACAGCTGTAGCAGCTACATCAGCTGGCATTATTTCCTACATTTCAACAGAGGCACCTCTTGCGTATACATCATCTAGCTATTTTGCTAAGAATTACCTAGCAGGATCTAGCCAATGGTCGCTACTTCTCGGCGCAACTGATACAACTGGGCGACCAATTTATTCAGCTGCTAATCCTATGAATAATGGCGGTAACGCGGCTACTACTTCGGCTAAGGGTTCAGTACTGGGCCTAGATTTATTTATCGACCGTAACGTAGTTTCTACAACTATTGACGAAAGCGCTTTCATTATTGCGCCTGAGGCATTTACAGTATTTGAGAGCCCACAGGCTTTTATGTCCGTTAATGTCGTTGCAAATCTCCAGGTGCAAATTGCCGTTTACGGCATGCTTGGCACGATGGTAAATGTAGCCGGTGGTATCCGCCGATTTAATTTAACATAAATAAATAAACCTATAGAAGTCGGGAGGGCTCATAGCCCTTTGAGCTCTCCCGGCCCATAGTTAGTAAGGAGCACACAATGGCAGCCACATACGTAACCGAACAAGAGTTACGCGATAATTTAGGTATTGGGGACTTGTATCCCGATGCTGTTATCGAGGAGTGCTGCCAGTCTGCTCAGGATCTACTTAATCAGTTTTTATGGTTTGACTCTGCCCCGGTAGTTGGTACGAGTCTTGCTAGTAACGTTGCAACTGTAATGCTTGCTAACCCTGCAATATTTAGTGTTGGAGATAGTGTTACCTTGAGCGGCTGCGGCTCAACTTTTAACGGCACTTTTACTATTACTGGAACGCTGCCTTATAGCGCCGGTGGTACAAATACTTTTCCCACTATGACGTGGAATAGAAATCTTTATAATTACCCTAACGGTTATAGCTTTATTCAGTTTGCTAAAACTGCCTCTGATGCTAATTTTACTCGTGTGTTGCCTTATGGCTCAGCCGTGGGAGCAGATACTAAAACAAACACTTACGCTACTACCCCAGCCGTGCGCGAGGCCGCCATGATCTTGGCCGTAGATATTTTCCAAGCCCGTCAGGTGAGCCAAACAGGCGGCGTATCTATAGACGGTTTTAGTCCCAGTCCTTACCGTATGGGTAACTCGATGATAGGCAAGATCCGAGGACTTATAGCCGGTTATGCAAACCCAGGGGCGATGGTCGGATAACAAATGCCAGCCCCAATAACTACGCTCCGCGCATCCTTAGCTAGCGTCCTAGCTAATAATAACGTTTGGAATACTTACAGTTTTCCGCCTCCAACGATTACAGCTAATAGCGTTATCGTAGCCCCGGCAGATAGTTACATTACGCCGAGCAACAATACAAACGTAGCTATATCACCGCTTGCAAACCTTAAAATTATTATGACCTGCCCAATGCTAGATAACCAGGGCAACTTGGCAGGCATAGAAACAATGGCGTGTGCAGTGTTTAAGAAACTTGCCACCTCAAATATCGTAATGAATATTGGCAGTATGTCGGCTCCCTCTGTACTGAGTGTGCAAAGTGGGGACCTCCTAACGGCCAGTTTTGATATAAGCGTACTAACGAGTTGGGAGTAAAAATGAGCTACACAGACGAGGACATAGCGTTTTTAATTAAAATCGGTCAGATTACCGAGGCACCTAAAAAAGAAACAAAAACAACTGCAGCACCTATCGAGAAAACAGAGGAATAAAAATTGGCTATCTATCTCAGTAACACGGTTCAAGTAACTTTGAACTCTATTTCGCTCACAGATCACTGTACAAGCGCAACAATTAACCGCGCATTTGACGAGCTCGAAGTTACAGCTATGGGCGATACTGCACACAAGTTTGTAAAGGGTTTAGAGTCAAGCACTATTACTCTAGATTTCCTAAACGATACTGCAGCCGCAAACGTAAACGCAACTCTACAAGCCGCGTGGGGTACAACAGTGCCACTAACACTAAAGCAGACTAGCGCTGCTACATCTGCAACAAATCCATTATTTTCGACAACGGTGCTTGTGAACAATACACAAGATATTAACGGCGCTGTTTCCGATATAAGTATGCAAAGTTTAACTTTTACTTGTAATTCACCTATTGTAATCACAACCTCGTAATAACTAACAAAGGGGCACACAATGGCAAGACTCAAAATAACAAGGGCAGACGGCAGCGTATCGGAGCATCAGATTACGCCACGTATTGAGTATGCCTTTGAGCTATACGCAAAAAAAGGCTTTATGCGCGCCTTTAGAGATGATGAAATGCAAACACATCTCTATTGGCTCGCTCACGAGTGCATCCGCACAAGTGGCACTGAAGTAGTACCGATGTTTGGCCCTGAGTTTTTGGATACGTTATCCAAAGTTGAGGTGCTAGACGATCTCCCTTTGGGATAGTGGGGCGGGGGTCCTTTGGGTACTTGGTAGCTCAGTTGGCTATCGCGACTCATATACCGCCCCAGTATCTACTGGAGCTAGACACAGAGATGTTTAGAAATCTTTTACAAGTATTAAACGATCAGGCAAAGGAGGCGCAAAATGCCAGTAGAGCTAAAGGGCGTCCGCGAAACCGTTAAGGCTATGCGCAAGTTTGATCCGGACTTACTTAAAGAGATGAACAAAGAAATCCGCTCTGTAATGGTGCCTCTCCGCGACAAAGCTCGTGGGTATGCCCCTAGTCCTCAGCCGGATAACCTTTACGGCTGGGCCGAGGGCAGCGTAGGAAAGAAAATTACAGCTCGTAACTCAGCGTTTAGACAATTTAACACTGAGGGACGTTTACGCCTATTTCCTCTATACGATCACGCTACCGTTGTAAGCGGCATTAAATACAGTCAGTCCCCTAGCCGCCGTAATCGCAGTGGCTTTAGGGCTTTGTATTTTATCTTTAACGCATCAGCCGCCGGCTCTATCTATGAAACTGCAGGACGTAAAAACCCGGGTGGAGATCCTGCAAGTAAATCTAATAACCCGGGTGCAGGCGCTCATTTTATTAACCGTATGGGCCCTCTGTACGGTGATAAGCAAAAAGAGCGCGGTCGCCTTATTTTCCGTGCAGCTTACGAGGATAGAGGCAAAGCTCAAGATGCAGTTATTTTGTCTATTAACACGGCTATTTTGAAATTTAACAGCATTACAAAACGCAATTACGCAAAGGCCGCATAATGGCATTACCTAACTTAGTATTTAGCGTTGCCTCAGAGTATGACGGCAAGGGATTAGGTAGAGCCCGTAAAGATGTAAACGCCTTTAGTAGAAATATAAAAAACCTTGCCCGTACAGTAGGAGTAACTCTCTCTGCCGCAGCGCTTGTAAAGTTTGGCAAAGACTCGGTTAAGGCATTTTCAGATGCTCAGCGCGAGGGTGTTGTACTTACTAACACAATGAAAAACTTAGGCTTAGCCTTTGCAACCTCTCAAGTAGATGCTTACATAAATACTATTGGCAAGCTGTACGGCGTTACCGGAGAACAAGCAGTCCCAGCTATGCAGGCGCTTTTAAGCGCTACAGGATCAGTTACAAAATCTCAACAGTTAATGAACACCGCGCTTAATATCTCGGCTCAAACAGGTATCGGTGTTACTGAGGTGGCTAAGGGATTAAGTCAAGCATACCTGGGTAATCGCAAAGCTCTAGGAGCTTACAACACGGGGCTAACTAAAACCGAGTTGCAGTTGATGACTTTTACAGATTTACAATTAAGACTAGATAAAATTTTTGCAGGATCGGCTAAAGATGCGGCTGCTACATACTCAGGTCAGATGCTTATTCTTGCCGAAAACGCCGAGCAGGCTAAAGAGATTATAGGTAAAGGGCTAGTAGATAGTTTTGTACTGTTAGCTGGCGAGGGCTCTTTACCTAGCGCAACTACAGCTATGCAAGATTTCGCTACAGCTACAGCCGAGGCAACTTTAGGCGCTGCAGCTCTTTTAGATAAAATTAGAGTATCCGGTAAAGGCCTTAGATACGATGTAATAAATCCGTTACTTTTCTCTATTTTTGGCGAGGGCGGAGCAATAGATAAATTAAGAGCCGAAGGTAGGAAAACAACCGCTAAGAATATGGGCGCTCCGGGAGCAATATCCGGTACATCATTAACTGGGGCCGCTTACTTTGCAGCTCAAGAAAAGGCAGACGCGGCAGCCATAAAGCGACAAAAAGAGCTAGCCGCTATTGAGAGAAAACGCTTAGATAATATAAAGAAATTAGCGGCTGAGGCTGCTAAAAAACTAGCCCTAGATAAAGCCTCAGCATTTCTTAATCAGGCTAATAAGCTATTTGATATTGAGCGTATACAACTTACAGCTGCAGCTATGGCCAAGCAGACCGAGGAGGATTACGTACGCATCCGGCTTAAGACCAATATCCTCGAGCTAGAGGATGCTATAGCCGAGGGCAACGTAGAGGGCGCAGCCAAGTTTGCAAGCCTGATAACTGAGGACGCACGATTACTCGGAGTATTAAGAGATAATGCTTTTGCATTAAAAGATGTACCTAACCCGTTTGATGCCTGGATGGCTAGTCTGCAAGCTGCTCTAGCTGCACTACTAGCTATTGCTAATTTTAAGCCACCGGCCGTAAGCGCTATTGGCACACCTAATAACAATTACGTAGGCGGTACCTATCTAGGACCGGACGTTTATCAGTCCACACTCACAGGCCAAGCCCTCATTAACAAATTAAATAAAAACGATGCCTTTGCAACAATGGCTGAGGGTGGAATAGTAAACAGCGCCACTATGGCGTTAATCGGTGAGGCTGGGCCCGAGGCCGTTATCCCACTAAATAAAATGGGATCTATGGGCGGTACTTACGTCACCGTAAATATCTCAGGCTCAGTTACAACAGAGCGAGATTTAGTAGATGCCATTACCCAGGGTATTTACAATAACCAAGCAGCCGGTATCCCTATTAACTACTCAACGGTGTACTAATGCCAGTCCTACCAGCTACCCCGATAGTTAAAATTAACCTTACGCAAGGTGCCTCGTTTGGTACCGTAATGGTGTTAGGTACTGGCCAGTTAGGTTTTGCAGAGCTAGGCACTGTTGTACCTGATATTGTGGACGTATCGGCGCAAGTACTTAAAATTGCTACTCGCCGTAGCCGTAACGTGTTGCAAGATAAATACCTTAGTGCTCAGGCTACCGTGCGAGTAAATGACCCTGAGGGCTACTTTAACCCTCAAAACACAAGCTCGCCCTACTATCCCGATATTCAACCGCTACGCAAGATACAGATACAAGCTAACTACAACGGCACTCTTTACCCTATCTTTGCAGGATATATCACAGAGTTTTTGTACCAATATCCGCAAAATCAGGAAACGGGTTTTGTAGATTTAATATGTTTTGATGCCTTTAGACTTTTCTTTAACTCTAACGTAACTACAGTTACAGGTGCTACTGCCGGGCAAGATACAGGCACACGCATAGGCAAGATCCTAGATATGGTGGCTTTCCCTAACTCTCAACGCTCCGTGCAAACAGGCAATACCACGTGCCAAGTAGATCCGGGCGGCACTCGTACAGTCCTCGAGGCTTGCCAAACCGTAGAATTTACAGAAGGGCCCGGAGCCTTTTATATTGACCGAGCAGGCAACGCCGTATTTAAGAACCGTACCTACTGCTATGACGCACAAAGCGTTACCCCTATTGAGTTTAATAACGATGGAGTAACAGGTATAAATTACTCAAAGATCCAATTCAGTTTTAATGATAAAGCCATAGTGAACCGAGCCAGTGTTACCCCCATTGGACTAGCCACACAAACCTATGAGGATGCGACCTCTATCGCTCAATACTTTACGCGAGCCATTACGGCGGAGTCTATGTTAATGCAGACTACCGGCGTAGCCCTAAGCCTTGCTACCGCGTATGTAGGGGCTCGTAAAGATGCCATTTTAACTATCAGTCAGATAACCCTTGATCTAGTAACTCTCGGCTATACCACCGGTGTAGCTGCGGCGTTAGATCTTGATTATTTCGACACTATGGAAATTACCAACTATGGCCAAGCAGGCACGGTTATAACTCAAACCCTGCAGTGCCAAGGAATAGCTCACGATATTACTGCTAATAGCTGGGATACAACACTTACTACTGAGGAGGCGTTAATAGATGCTAACTACTAAAACCCTAAGGAGGGCTACATAATGGCTGTTGGATGGCCCACGAAAGTCAGTTACGTCGATGGGGACGTTTACTCTGCCCAAGACGTCAATGACTCTAACGGCACTATTAACCTGCTAGGCTCTAGCGTTGCTTATGCTGCTGGCAAGAACAAAATTATAAACGGTGATTTTAGAGTTTCACAACGCGGCACAACTTTTACAAACCCAGCCAGTAACGCTTATACACTTGATCGTTGGGCAACTTACTGGGATGGCACAGGTGCTACACGCACAATTAGCCAACAAACCTTTACACCCGGCACAGCGCCAGTAGCAGGTTATGAGGGTGCTAACTTTTTGCGCTATGCACAGACAGTTGCAGGCACTAGCAATACAGTTAATTTAATTTATCAGCGTATCGAGGATGTAAGAACTCTTGCAGGTTCATCAGCCACACTTACAATATGGCTCAAAGCCGATAGCGCAAGAACTGTAACTGCTGCTGCTCGCCAGTATTTTGGGGTAAGTGGTTCGGCAGATGTTAATACTAACTTTACAGGTAGCGCATCGGTAACTACAGCGTGGCAAAGATTTACCTTTACCATTGCAGTACCAAGCATTTCAGGGAAAACTATTGGTACATCTAGCGCATTAGAAATTCAATTCTTTTTACCTGCTGGAACAACTCCCACTATAGATTTTTGGGGAGCGCAATTAGAAATTGGAACAGCCACAGCCTTCCAAACTGCAACAGGGACTATTCCAGGTGAACTGGCTGCTTGCCAAAGGTATTACTTTAGAACTACTCCAGGTGCAACAAATGGATTAGTAATGAGCACTGCTTATGCTTTTAGTTCAACTATTGCAGTTGGTACAAGTACATTTCCTGTAACAATGCGAGTTACTCCAACCTCTATAGATACAAGCGATTTACGGTTTGTGATGTTTTCCGATACTGCTTATGCGATGTCGGCGGTTACCTTAAATACAATTACCTCTAATCAAATTGGCGGCATATACGGGACAATTTCAGGCGCTACAGGTTCACATGTAGGACGCATATCTGCGTCATCGGCAACAGGCTACCTCGGATTTAGTGCGGAGTTGTAAAAATGGATAATGTAACTTTTTTAACAGACAAAGACGGTATCGAACAAGTAATAATTGACCACGGCAACGGGGAATTTACCTCGATGGCTAAAACTACTTATGATGAGATGCAAGCCAATGCAGACTAGCTATAACGGCTGGCCTGCCTCAAAGGATCCGGACGAAATCAAAATAACTAGCTACAAGGTAGAGGGCACAAACCTTAAGCTCCGATGCGCTGAGGGGTGTGGCCCATTACTAGCAGGCTTTACTGCTGAGTTTAATACTCTTATTGAGCCAGTAGAGGGTGGCGTATTCGATGACTGGTCATACGCTTACAGGATGGTTAGAGGTAGCGAGGACAAACTAAGCTGCCACTCCTCCGGTACGGCTATAGACCTTAACGCGACTAAACACGCGCTAGGTAAAATTGGTACTTTCCCTAATGAAAAGGTGCCAATGATCCGTGCGCTCGCTAAGAAATACGGCCTCAAGTGGGGTGGCGATTACGTAAACCGTAAGGATG